TATTGGCGAATTTATTGATAAGGCCGTGCAAGCGACTCATTTAGGGAAGATCACTCAAGTTGATATAGATCAAAATTGGACAAGTGGGTATGAAATAGTATCTGCTTATCCCATGAAATGTATGTGGTTTAATAGCGCTGGAGCAGTATATGGTGCAACTACTTTTCAAAATCCAGGAATTGGCACATTTAGGACAGCTACAACAACTGGAGTAACAAATATAGGTGACATTTTAATATCATGTGATCATGTTAAAGAAATGTATAAACAGCACTTTCTCGATAGTGCAACTGATATTAATGAGAAAAATTTAACTGGATTCTTGAATGGATTAGTAAAAATAGTAAATGATGCAGCAGGAGGACACTATGCTTTATCAGTAACGCTTGTAGATGAAGTTAGTACATGTGGTGGTGTAGGAGTAAAACGATCATCATTATCAGTCGAAGATACATATTTTACTCCGAATATTGGTGTTACTTCAATTATTGCAAGTATGGCAAAACCGATGATTAAATCGGTTTCAATATCTTGTAAAGCACCGGCTGAATTTGCTACAGCAGCATTTACAACAAGAGGTGGTGGTACTGGCGATGGTGATGTTTCTATTAAAGGTGGAGTAGGGAAAGATTCAGAAGCTGATAAAACTCTTGCTGATTTAGTGGTTCAATTAATAGACACAGGTTTTAATAATCAATGGGGTGACGCGTATAAAGCTGCATTGGCAGAAAAAAAGAAAAACAGAAGTGATGGCGCTTGGTTGGAGCGTGCTCTGTATCCAATAGATTTTTCTGTAACAATGGATGGTTGTTCTGGTTGGAAATTCGGAGACGCAGTAAGTACAAATTTAATTCCGTCCCATTATGCAGGTATAATGTTTTTCACGATAACAACTATACAACATAAAGTAAGTGCTGCTGGTTGGGAAACAACATTAAATACAGCAGCTAGATTTAAGAGCGCTTTCCCAAAGTAAAATAGTAAATTAATAGGAGTATTTGAATGGCTTTAAGAGCTAAGATATATTATTCTGAAAATCAAATAAAAAGAAACTTGTTTGCTAATGAAAAAGAATTTATGGCATTAGAGAATTGGGAAGAGTATGTTGGATTTTATCATAGATACACTACTGGCGAAGTTTTTAGTGAGCCAGATTGGGATCCAATTCGTTCAAAACGGTTAATTAGATATAAAGATAGAACTGAAACATATTTCAGATATTTAGATTTGAAACAATTTACTGTTGTAAAAGGTCAGAAGAAAAAAATAATGCAAGGTGGTAGTCATCAACTCTATAAATATCAAGCACCAAGAGCAGTTCGTAGAGTTATAAATGAATCTGAATTAAAAGATGGAAAGATGAGAAGATTTTTTATTTCAAAAAGAAATGAGCCAAATCGTGTATTTTTTGAAATAGATTACTCTCAAACAGCTGGATATGGTTCTGACGAAATGGGCATAAACAGATATTTGTATGAGTTGATAGAAGTTCCCTGGAAAATAGTAGGACCAGAATATGATGTTTTCAATAAAGACGGTTTATTGATAAAACCAGGTGTGGTTGATACTAATTTAAGAATTGTTGAGAGATATTCAATAAAATCTCGTATATTACCAACACTACTAAATAATCCAAGAGAATTTAGTATATATGACGTATAATTTTTTAGTTTTATATTAACTGACCTTTATGTTTCAAGATAAATCGTGCGTTTGTGTTCCATTACTTTCAAATTGGAACAAGCATTCTTCTGATACCACAGTAATTGGTCTGTACTTTCGATTAACCGATGGTACAGATAGGTATATTAACTTTACACATCCAGATGAACTCGATTCCGATATTCAATTAACTCATATTAAGTTATCGCCAACTTCTCTTGTGTTTAACAAGAAAGCGATGCTTTATCATGGGTTCAATGAAGGTATTGATTTGAATTCATATTTACATTATTACGCTGGTGATAGTATTAATCCAAGAGAATTTTATCCAAAGGGGATGGAAGTTTTATCCACTAAGTTCTTTAGAATAGAAGATTTAGGTCATGTTATACCGTTGGCGAATCAATTGGAGTGGGCAAAGAAGATTGGGGAATATGTTTTGGGGTTTGAACAGTTTAGAAGTGAAATGACAATAACCGAACAATGTATTGATTATTGCAATGACTTTACAAATGTGTTTTATGAAATAGAAAAGAATGAAATTCTTGTTGGTGATGAACGTAAAAAGCAAAATTATATGTGGTATACCGCAACAAGTAGACCGAGCAATGCTTGGAATAACTTTAACTTTTCTGCATTGAATAAAAAAGACGGTACACGGAATAAAATTCACTCAAGATTTGAAGGTGGGAAAATAGTTCAGTTTGATTATGACGCTTTCCATATTAAGTTATTAGCAAGGATTTTAGATTATAAATTTGACTACCACCCATATGAACAAATAAAAGTAGAATTAGGAATGAATGGTGAGTATGACGCATTCAAAACAAGAGTGTTTCAAAACATCTATGGTAGAATAACATCAGACTTTATTCAACATCCATTCTTCCAACGTGTACAAGTGGTTATAGATCAGTTGTGGGAAGGGTATGAAAAGGATGGTTATGTTGATTCTCACTTCTATGGCAAACTATTCAGGGGTATTCAAGATCCAACACCGAATAAAGTATTTAATTATATACTTCAATCGTTAGAAACTGAATATAATGTGAAAAAGATTAAAACTGTTTTACCTGTTATTAACGATAAAAAGTCCATTTTCTCTATGTATTTGTACGATGCGTTCGTGTTTGATATACATCCAGACGAAGAAAACCTAATAAATTTATTAAAAAATATTTTTGAAACTGATGGAATGACATTAAAAGTTTATGCTGGTGATGACTTTGGTGCTATTAAAAGAATTTAATTTGATATTTATATTAGTTGATAACAGAATCATAGGAGTGTTTTATGGAAATTGATTTTTTAAAAATAGCGCAGGAGTGGAGTGATATTACGAAGGTTGAAATTCCTGACGTTAATAATGAAGAACAGAGATTAGTACTTACTGAAATACTTCATAGAAATATAGATGATGACGAGCTCATAGATGGTATGATTAAAGTATTATTGGGAGTTGATTTAAGTTCTGACGATAATTTTTATTAGTACATTAGAGAGAGGTATTGAAAACACAACTGGTATGCACTTTCACGAGAAAGTATCAAATAAATGATACTTTACAAAGTATAAAAGAAAACTTTTCTATATTAAATAATAAAGTCTTCTTATTTAAGTCATTTGACACAAAAGAGGATTCTATATTATCATATAATATAGTAATGGATACATATAAGAAATTTTTACCGAATTCTATTATGGTTCATCAGAAAAAAGAAACCAACACTATCTACACGATAAACGCGTTGAACGAACTTATTATGAATCTAAATAATGGTGTATTGGATAAAAAATATCCAATTGAATGGGAGAGATACAGAAATTGCGCTTTGTTAAAAAACCGTGATGGATTTCGTGTTGTAAAAATAATATTAGTTAACGTTTATACATTATAAATTAAATTTATACTATATTTATATATTATTATACTAAATTAAATTAATCATGAAAAAAAATAAAAGCACTGACATAGTAGAAACTGTATTAAAAGAAGTAGTTAAAAAACTACGTGAAATTTCACAACTCACAGAAAGTAGTGGGTTTGATTCTATATTTACACAGTTAAAAAATAAACTCTCTAATATCACTATACTGCCTGATAATGTTATAGGTGTTGATGGATACAAAGAACATGAGGTAGTTGATGCCCTAAAAGAAATGGGGTATATATATAGAAAACCAATAGGTAACAAACTTCACTTTTTTAACAAGAAAACAAGTATAAGTTTGTATATAGTTCAAAATCAAAATAAAATAACCTTATTACCGTGAGATATTAATGAAAAAACACAGAAGCAATAAAAAGCAATTAAAAGAAGCAATATCAGCGGGAGCAATTAGTCCACTTGGATATTCAGTATTAGTTGATGCTTCAAATGTTTTAGAGAATAAACGTGGTTTAATAAAAAGTATGTTTCCATCAACAAACTCTGCTATTATTAAAAAATGGTTTTCAAAAATTTCATTAAATGATAAGTACGGTGAATCCAAAGAAAAGTTGATGGCTCTCGGTTCTCGTTTTTCTGATATGGTTGCATTAAAAGTATTATACAAATCATTGAACGCATTAAAGTCAACACCGTTACCCGAAGCAGAAAAAGAACAAAGGGAAAAAGATATTCAGAAAATCATTGATAAAATTGGATTGTTTATTCGTAAAAGACTTACTGATGGCGATGCAGAATTAATTGAAAAATTTGTAAATGTAATTAATAATGTTGCTAATAACATTGCAGGGGAAATTGATTCTGAATTAAAATTATCGGTTCAGTCTCCAGAAGAAGAAAAACCAAAAGCAGAACCGAAGGAAGAACCCAAGAAAGAACCAGTAAAACCAATTGAAGCTCCAAAAGTAGAAGGGAAAGTAAATGAGCGATTGAAAAATAAAATTCAACCTACGAATGAAAACTTTCCAGGTCCAGGAGAAATAGTAGGTGCTAAGGATCTAGATTATGATATGTTGAGTTATTTTAATAGAATGAATAAAAAATTATCAATAGATACCAAGACCAAAAAAGGAATCAACGGTTCAGTTGCCAAGATGTATGGCAATTTTGTTTTCAATGGAGATACCATAGATAAAAAAGATATATTACAAGTAAAGATACTAGAGTCTAATGTAAATGAGCGATTGAAGAACAAACTACGTAAGAAAATCAAAGAAATAATTAGAACTCAGATGCTAACCCCAAAATTAACTAAAGAAACTCCATTGCATGACATTGCAGCCCTTATTAGGAAAGATTGGAAGAATGTTTATTTCGGTGCTAAACCGTATCTTGATGCAATGAGTAAGCTTACTAATATATCAGATAGATATGGTGCAGATGATGCTAAAACTATTGTTCTTTATTTTCTTTCTAATGCTTCTGCATGGAGAGGAGATACAGCAAAGGCAGTAAAGGCTCATCTTAAATCATTAGTCAAGTAAATATTATTTTACATAACATTATTAAATTAACTAATCGATTCAAAGAACTATTACGGTATAACAACAGAAATAAATAAAATCACTGGGGACATTTTGTCCCCATGTTTATTTTACATAAGATTTGAATATTAAACATTAAAACATTATATTTGTACTAACATATTGAACGATATGAGTTCAACATTATTTATTATTTATTAAGGAGTTACATCATGGCTATCAATCTTGATGCAATTAAAAATCGTTTGTCTTCATTAAAAAACACAAACAATCGTGTTTCAAACATTTGGAAACCAGAACCAGGTGAACATCAAATTAGAATTGTTCCTTATGTTCACAACTTAGAAAATCCATTCATTGACCTTTACTTTCATTACAACATAGGAAAGCGGTCTATTCTTTCTCCTGTAACATATGGTCGCCCTGACCCTATTCTTGAGTTTGCTGAGAAGTTAAAACAAACAGGTGACAAAGAAGATTGGCTAATGGGAAGAAAGCTCGAACCAAAAATGAGAACATATTTACCAGTTATTATCCGTGGGCAAGAATCCGAGGGTGTAAAGTTTTGGGGATTTGGTAAAATGATTTATGAAGAACTTTTAACATTTTTTGCTGATGAAGATTACGGTGATTTATCCGATCCTAAAAATGGGCGTGATATTGTAGTTACTGTTAAGTCAGCAGAAGAAATCGGTAAGTCGTATGCAGAAACATCTATTCGTGTTAAACCAAAACAAACACCACTTACAGAAAATCCTGCGGTTCTTGAGAAAGTTAAACAGCAACCAAAAATCAATGAACTTTATCCAGAGCCAACTTATGATGAATTAAAATCACAATTACAAACTTGGATGGGAACTACACACGAAGACGTTGTAAAAAGTTCTACAAACAACACACAGGGTAAAACCAGTAATTCAGAAGAACATACAAAAGCGGTAACTTCTTCAACAGTTGCTTCTTCTTTCGATGACTTATTTTAATAGGGATATACGTTATGGCAAAATCAAAGAGTGACTTATCCGATGAACTCGGTGGAGTTATTGCAGAAACAATAAATAAAAAGTTCAAAGAACAGCATTTTAAAACCGCTTATTTTCTTGAGGGTGATAGTGATGCACCCACGATTGTAAAAGAATGGGTTGGTACTGGCTCAACAATTCTTGATTTGGCAATTTCAAATCGTAAGAATGGTGGATTTCCAGTAGGTAGAGTGTGTGAAATAACAGGATTAGAACAATCAGGTAAATCTCTATTAGCAGCACATGCTCTACTAAACACTCAGAGAAAAGGTGGACTTGCAGTTTACATAGACACAGAAAATGCTATCTCTACTGAATATCTAACCGCAATTGGTTTGAACCTTAAAGACATGCTCTACATTCCATTGGATACAATGGAAGATGTGTTTGAAGCGGTTGAGGTTATTATTGAGAAGGTTCGTTCTTCCGATAAAAATAAATTGGTTACAATAGTTATTGATTCTATTGCCGGTGCATCTACTAAAACAGAGATGGCTGCAGATTTTGATAAAGATGGTTATGCTACTGCAAAGGCACTTATCATTTCAAAGGCAATGAGAAAAATAACAAATTTAATCGGTAGAGAACGCATTTGTCTTATTATCACAAATCAACTTCGTCAAAAACTAAATGCACCTGCATTTTCAGATCAATGGACAGCACCCGGTGGTAAAGCACTTCCGTTTCATGCTTCCGTTCGTATTCGTCTCTCTTCAATCGGTTCAATTAAAGTAAAGGTTGAAGGACATGATGAAATCGTTGGTTCAAGAGTAAAGGCTAAATTAGTAAAGAACAGAGTTGGTCCACCACTACGAGAATGTGAATACGAGATTTATTTTGATTCTGGCATAGATGACTATAGTAGTTGGCTTACCACGATGAAAGATTATAACCTTGTTGCACAAGCAGGTGCTTGGTATTCATGGACAAACAAAGAAACGGGCGAAGTTATTAAATTTCAATCGAAAGATTTTGTTGAAAAAATTATGAATCATCCAAAATTAAAAGAAATGGTTTATGATGAAATTGCAGAAAAGGTAATTATGAAATACCAACAACTTGACTCTGCTCGTATTGATGAAGTAATTATTTCAAATCAGTCAATTGATGACGAATTATAATGAACAAGTATCAGAAACTACTTCAAGAAATAGAAACTGAGAAAGAACTACAAGGTAATTTACACCGTGATAGTAAGGTTTTGATTGTAGATGGAATGAACTTATTTATAAGAACATTTTCAGCTATTCCTACTCTTAACGAGGATGGGCAACATATCGGTGGTCTTTCTGGTTTTCTCCAATCACTCGCTGCAACAGTCCGTATGGTTAATCCCACGCGGGTTGTTGTGGTCTTTGACGGGAAGGGTGGTTCACTAAGAAGAAAAAAAATATATTCAAACTACAAGGAAGGTAGAGCAAATAAATCTAAATTAAATAGGGTTGCGGGTTTTGAGAATCTTGAGGATGAACAAAAGTCTATGAGGTTTCAACTGTTTCGTCTGTTTACTTATTTACAGAATTTGCCATTAACCATTATATCGATGGATAATATTGAGGCCGATGATGTTATTGCCTACCTTTCTTTTTATTTGAAAGAAAAATCTGTTATATTATCGAATGATAGAGATTTTTTACAGTTGGTATCAGAACAAGTTTCTGTGTATTTACCAACGAAAAAAAAGTTATATACACCAGAAAATCTATTAGAAGAAACTGGAGTATGGTGTGAGAATTTTATTTTATTCAAAGCATTATTAGGCGATAAGAGTGATAACATTAAAGGTATTAGTGGGTTTGGTGAAAAAACAATATTGAAACACTTCCCAATACTTTCAGAAAAAAGAAAAATTGATTTAGATATGTTCGTAGAATTTTGTAAATTGTATGATAATAAATCTAAAGCAGTCAATGAACTCAAAAATAACATTAGTGTATTAGAAACTAACTATAAGATTATGCAATTACACGATGTTGATATTTCACAAAGTTTTAAATCATCTATACGTGGCATGGTCGATGGTGAAATCCAAAAACTAAATAAAATTGAATTGGACAAATTATTTATAGTAGATAAATTATACACTGCTATACCTAATTTTGAACACTGGTTACAAAGAAATTTTGGAAATCTAAATACGATTCGGAATAT